CCATGAAAATGAGCAACAAATTCAAAATGCTGCCTCCCATGAACCTCTATGGCAAGAGAGTGAGAAGGTACAAAAAAATCCACATAGAGAGTAGACTTTCTCGAAGGCTTGTGGGAGCCGACAAGAGGAACTTCCTCAAGGATTGTATCATAAGGGAACTGCTCTTTAAGAATTTTTCTTGCCAAAATGTGTAATTTACTTCGAGGTCTTGTCTGATTCCCTAAAACTACGCATTTTGATAGGTTCCAATTTCTTTCTCGGCCATCAAAACCTACGGCTTTCAAAACAACATTTCCTTTAATGAATTCTGTAAAGCAGGCCAGAGATCGTTTGTGTCGAGAAAATCTCTTAGCCTTTGTTGACCTTGGAACTTGACCAGCTTCGTGATTTTTTCTTCATCTTCTTTGTCGATGCCTTCAGCTTCCAATAGCTTCTTGATTGGTTTAGGATCGTCAACCAAAAAGTCGCAAGTGTACCATGCTCCAGCCGCTGAGATTAAATCGAAGTCGTTTGCTTGATCGAACAGTTCTTGCTTGTAATCAATGCCTGTACCGTAACGAAGCCAACCAATGGCTTCAGATCCTACAAATCCACCAAGAGCAGATGTTACTACTTTCCAATGAAGAGCTTGGCCAATTTGACGACCATCATTTTTTTCTTTCCATGCCTGAATCCAAGCGATCTCTAATATGGTGTCTGCTTGATAGCGAACCTTTACACCTCCATCAGCAACTTTCTTTTTGCCCATACCACCAGTGTTAGCAATGAAGTGCGTTATCATAATAATAATGGCTTTTTGCTTAGGAACTACACTACTCATTTTCTTGCAGAAGTTAGATAGTATCTTAGGAACTCCCGGCCTGTAGTCACCTCTAACTTCTTCATCTAAATCTTTCTGTGCTATAAAGCTAGATATTGAATCAATAATGACGACACAATTAGGATGTGATTTAACAATCTTTTCTACAGCGCCTAAATACTTTTCTGCGCTAAGTGTTTCTGTTTCAGATTGAACAACAGTGATCTTACCCGCATCTAACCCATGAACTCCTTCAAAGTTCTTTGTGCTTAACCTGCCTTCTACATTGACGTAAAAGATTGGTCTTTCACCATATTCTTTTTTCTGACAATTAGCTGCGAACTGTAAGGCGGTTGTAGTTTTGCCAGACTTTGGATCTCCAATCATTTGAACCCAAGTTCCTTCACGAAAACCACCTCCAAGAGCATAGTCTAAAGAAGGACTGACAGGAATAACCTGCATGTCTTGTAGCTCTTCAAAAACGTCAGCTCCATTAACCAGAATGTTTCCATACTTTTTCGTAATATTTTTTAATGCTGCGTCACTCATTGTCAAAGTCCTCTAGTTCTGACAGTCTGCTTTTTTTACCAAAAGGCTGTCTTGGTTTTTCTAAGGTAGCGTCTTTATACTCTATTTCTTTAATTTCTTTGCTATTTATTTCATCTATCTTTTTTTGCTCAGCCTCTATAATTGGCTCAAGAAACTTAACGCGCAAAGAATATATTCTTTTGCCTTTGTAAGAATTTAAGGCATTGATGATAGCTTTATCGCTATACTTGTTGAGAAGATTGTAGGCTTTTGTCACTTGGCTTTTATATTTCTTTTGCCACTTTTCAGTGTTCCACAAAGCATATGCTGGCCTACCAACATTTTCTTTTTCTGCTTCTCTTAAACAACATAGCTCTGCTATGTACTGAGCAGCGTTACATGACTGACCTGTCGTCCGATGCTTGTAACCTTTGTTCATCCAATACACCCTTCTTAATTATCAAACACTCTGGAGACTCATAAGGGTCTCTCTCTTCAAATCTCTCTGGTATTAGTTCAGGAAGTCGCCAAGTTCTAACTCTAAGCTTCCCATTCTCTAATACACCTATATTAAACGTGTGGACTGTAAAGTCCCCAAACATTAAAGCTCCTGCTCCTTTGCAGAAGAAGTAGCCGTCATAATTTGAACCAGCGTCTTCAATATGAGATCTATTCCTAACCTTCATATTGGTTATATACAAATCATTTTCTTTGCAATACTGCCTCAGCCTTAGCCAAGCACTTGATGGTTCTACATCTGGCCTACCATCGTCTTGATAAATAACTTCGTCATTTGACAATGTGGCTATCCAAATTGGATTAGAATCAGAATAGACACTGATGTAAGTATCTAGTTCTTTGCTTACAAAAACGCTCATTTTTCTTTGATCGTATGAATAATACCTTCGTACTTACCAGTATTGACGCGCGTTGTTCTTGTTTCATCTGAACGCTCTGAAGCAGCTGGGGTCATAACTGTAGAACCACGATCATTGTAGCCCATTAGATTGCTGACATCAGGATTTTGTTTGCTGCTTGCGATATGACCTGTATCTTTTTCTTCCTCTATTGAGTCAATATATTTATTAACTACTGAGTCAGTTCTGTTCAGGTCATTAGCTATATCTGCAATATCCTTGTCGAGATTGTTTTCTATGTAGAATTTTTCTACCTTAGTGAGTTTTCCTGACTTTTTCTTTTTAGACATCAATCATTCCTCTGCTAGCCCAAGTAAAATCATTACGTTGTTTGTTTGTTAGATACTTAACGTAATAGTCAAAAGATTCTTTGTTTGTTTTGGTGAACTTAGTATGAATTGAGTTTATTTTGCTCGCATCCATTCCTTGAGGATCAAACAACGAGTTACGGAAAGTCTTTACCCAATAACTTACTTTTTCGTTCACTGTCGCAATGTAAGCACAAGCTTCTTCAACATTTTCCTCTACAACTATTCCATCTTTGCTATAGAAAGTATATACGACATCTATGTTGTCTATAAATTCTGATATATCTTCATCAGGCATTAATCTTCACCATATCCAAAATAAAAGTGTCATTGTTTTCGTCCATTGCTCCAAGACCTAGACCTTCAGAAGGTGCTTGAAAATAATCACCTTTCATTTCAACCATCCAGCTTTGACCACCGCAGTAAGGACAGTTTACAAGCAATCTACATTTTTTATCAGACTTAGATTTTCGTAAAAGATTCAACAAAGGCTTCTCGCAATCCGCGCAAGTAATCTCTTTGTACTCTAAATCTTCGACGATAATGACTTCTTTTTCGCTCATTTTTTTCCGTCTTTAATGTACTTCGCTTTTTGAGAAGCCGACATCTTGTTTATATCTGAAGAAGTGGCGTTTCCAGATTTCTGCCACCAGTCTTTAGGTTTTTGTTTCTTCAGGTTTCCTTCTTCTTGCTTCGCTCTTTTTTCGCTAAGTTCATAGCTACCCATCTTAGCGGTATTTCTATCAGCAAGCTGGCCTAAAGTTTTTGCTTCGCCCTTTACGAAGGCCATTGGAACTTGGTTCATTACAATTTTAATATCTGAAGACCCACAACTTTCACACGGCTCAGGGTTTTTACCAAAGCCATGTGATTGCTCAAATTCACAACCACATTCGTTACATAGGTAGTCGTAAGTAGGCATTAGTCGTAGAGTGCATCCAGAATACGAGAAATAATCTTGTTCCTAATTATATCATCTTCTGTCAATTCAGCAATACCAACACCATCAACCCCATCAAGCCTTTCGAGGAATTCTTCTAAACCACCTCGATCTTTGGTGATTAGATCTGTTTGGTCAATATCGCCATTGATGACAGCCTTTGAGTCCCAACCAATTCTAGTTATAAACATTTTTAATTGTTCAAACGTAGCATTTTGAGCCTCATCTAATATCATAAAACAGTTGTGAAAATTTCTACCTCTCATATATTCCAAAGGAACAACTTCAATTTTCCCTTCTTCTCTATATGCCTGAACCCTATTGCTATTCAGTCTATACTGCATCTCTTCTAATACAGGAACTAAATATGGATGAATTTTCTCTTCAAAAGTTCCCGGCAAGAAACCCAATCCTCTACCAGACTCAATTACAGGTCTAGTAACAACTATCTTTTCAACTCTTTTATCTAATAAATAATCACAAGCTAAACCAACCGCTACTGCTGTTTTACCAGTACCTGCTGGGCCTGTACAAAAAGTTACATCATTTTCTGATATGATTTTGATGTACTCTGTCTGATTTTCCGTTTTAGGCTTTAAAGCCTTCCGTCTAGTAGTATATCCTGACTCATTGTTCTTTTTTCTAGCCATACTACTTACCTGTTGAACCAAACCCTCCATCGCCCCTATTGGTAGAGTCTAGTTCATGAACTACATGTTGAATAAAGTTTGGGGCTTCTTGTATTAACATTTGTGCGATTCTATCGCCTCTATCTATATGATACGGTTCTTTTGTTGTATTGTGCAGGCAAACTTTTACTTCGCCTCTATAACCAGAGTCTATAACTCCTGCATGTCTATGTACTCCCTTTACGCCCATTGAAGATCTGTCCCATATTAAAGCCACATAGCCTTTAGGAATAGCCATAGCAATACCAGTAGAAACAAGAACAGTCGCTCCAGCAGGTATAGAGATTGTTTCAAAGGCGTACAAATCCCAACCGGCATCATCCATATGTCCTTTGGTTGGAGCTTTAGCAGAATCATACAACCGTTTAACTTCAAAATATTTATAGCTAAGTTCCATCAATTTATCCAATCTTCTTGTGGTAATTCTATTTCAGGATTTTGATTATAGTCTACAAGAAGCTCATCACCCTTTTTTATAGATGTTATGCTTTCGAGTCTAATTCTATTGCCCGTCCTGCCAACCTTGCAGTTAGGCTTAGTGCTATGGTTGTACATGCAATTAGGTTTTAGATTTATATAGCTATTAGCCATATTGCTCCAAATATGTGTGTCATGAATGAAAGTTTTGTTTGGAATATTTTCTTTGGCAAACAATCCCAATCCATGAATTGGAGAGTCGTCTTGGTAAACTAATTTGCTTATTTCGCCTATTGCTGAGTATTCCTCTGCTAGCTTGGCCTTCATATTAAAAATCGTCCTCTATGTTTCCTACTGCGTATTCAGTTACGCGAGTTTCAAAAAAGTTTTTACATTTTTCCAAGTCAATTATTTCACTCATCCACGGAAATGGATTTTTAGTGTCTTCATATGGACTTGGTAAATTTAGATTTTCTAGTCTTCTATTTGCTATGAATTGAACATAGTCAATAAACATATCTGAGTTCAGACCTAGAATACCATTTGGAAGAACATCTCTTGCGTAGGCAAGCTCAAGTTCCATGGCTTTGTCTATATGTTCCAAAGTTTCTTTTTCAAACGCTTTAGTCCAAACTTTTGGATTATCTTCTCTGATTCTATTAATCAAATTAGTTCCAAATTTAATATGTAGACTTTCATCACGAAGCGTGTATTGAATTTGCTCTCCAATTCCGGGAAGCTTATTTTGTCTATTAAAAGAAAGTAGCATTGCAAAACCAGAGAAGAAAAAGATTCCTTCGCATATGACGTAGTAGGTAATGATATTTCTTAGGAATTCTCTCTTACCTTCTAGCGTATTGATATTAAAGTCTGGACGATTTATATCTGTGCAGATGTTCATTAAGAACTCGTCTTTAGACTTTATGCTAGGGATCGAATTGTAAGCTTGGTAAACTTCGTCGATCTTCAACCCAAGAGAATCACAGCAGTATACTACTGTAAGATTATGTAGGCTTTCTTCGTATGCTTGTCTTAAGATGTATTGGCGACATTCAGGATCAGTAACATATTTAAATATGCTAAGCAAAAGGTTATTTGCAACTAAAGACTCTGAACCAGCAAAAAAACCAAGCGATCTTTTGACCACCAGCTTTTCATCATTGGTCAATGAGTCTGATCTCCATTGCTCAATATCCTTTGCCATTGATATTTCTGTTGGCATCCAATTATTGGCTGCGCCATCAATGAATAAATCCCAAGCCCATTTATTTGTGTGGGGAAGGATTTGATTAACTACTGCAACTTTATCCGAAATAATTTCTTTAGTCTTCTTCATTACTGACAACTTTCACAATCTGGATCTTCCAAAGAACACGCCTTTACCTGACTCAAATCTTCTTCAGGTACTTCTTCTTTGGCGGCAACAACAGTAGACTTCTCAAGTCTAGTTGCTGCTTTGCTTCTTAAATAATATGTAGTCTTCAAACCTTGCTCCCAAGCGTGCATATACATATCGTTGAGATATTTAAGGCTTGTTCCTTTGTTGTATAGATTGAGGGATTCTCCCATATCAATCCATTTCTGCCTTTCGGCGGCAGCATCTATTAGAATTTTCGGTTCTATATCAAATGCACTTTTGAATTCTCGCTGTATTTCTTCATCTAAATTAATAGACATCACATCTCCATCAGCGGCTTTAAGGGCTTCAATCAAGTCTTTGCCCCATATCCCTTTCTTTTTCGCCACTTCTACAAAATGCTCATTAATCATTGTGAACTCTCCGCTCAATGTTGAGTAAACAAAAAGAACTGAGTAGTCAGGCTCAATAGATTGTGAGCATCCTTGTATGTAAGAAATTGTTGCAGTAGGAGCGATAGCCATAACATTTGAATTTCTCATTCCATATTCAGCTATATGGCTTCTAACTTTGTTCCAATCCATTTGCTCAAAGTCGGAAGGTTTATAGTGATTATCTTTACCGCTCTTTAAGTGTTCTGGGTATCTCTCGTTCATCAATCGACAATAAGTGTCGATAGGCAAATTACCAAAACTCCACTCAGAACCCTCATAAGATTCGTAGTGTCCTCGCTCCTTCGCTAGCTTAGAAGAAGTAAGAATAGCATGGTAAGAGATGAATTCTTGTATCTTGCCACAGAGAACAACAGCATCTTGGGAGTTGTAAACAACTCCTAGCTTATGTAGCAAGCCGTGAGTACCCATAATACCTAAACCAATAGGACGATTTCGCAGGTTAGACTTGGCGGCTTCTTTGGTTGGATAGAAATTGAGATCAATAACATTATCCAATCCTCTGACTGCTACCTCTACTGTTCGTTGCAATTTCTTCCAATCAATAGTGCGAACCTTAATATGGTTTTCAAGATTGATAGAAGCCAAGTTACAAACAGCAGTCTCTCCTACTTCAACAACTTCACCATCTTCATACAGAGTTGGCTTTGTATGAAGAAGTATTTCTGTACATAAATTGGAAGAATGAACAACACCTTCATGCTTATTACTATAGCGAATATTAGAAGGGTCTTTAAAAGTAACCCATGGATGCCCTGTTTCGTAAAGAGACTTCAGCATCTTCTTCCATAAGTCTTTGGCGTTTATGACACGGAAGTTTTTGATCCCTCCCTCTTTCGCCATTTTTTTATATTTGTTATAAGTTCTGGTGAATTTTTTGCCGTATGTTTCGTGCAGGTCAGGACATTCGGACGGATCAAACAAATACCAATCCCTTCCTTTCTGAGCCGCTAACATGAAATCATCGCAAATCCATAATGCAGTATTCATATCATGACAACGGCGACGATCATCACCTGTGTTTTTTCTGAGGTCTAAAAAATCTTCAACGTCAAGATGCCACACTTCTAGGTAAGCGCATCCAGCACCTTTTCGTTTACCGCCTTGATTAACCCCGACAAGAGTATCATTAAATATCTTCAACCAAGGAATTAATCCAGAAGACTGACCATTTGTTCCCTTAATGTAAGAACCAGTAGAACGAACAGAACTCCAATCTACACCAAGACCTCCAGCATACTTTGAAAGTCTAGCCTGACCGTGAATAGTTCCAAAGATGCCATCAATAGAGTCATCTACTGTACTTAAATAACAAGACGATAATTGAGAGTGGCAAGTTCCACTATTAAAAAGAGTAGGAGTAGAAGGCGAGTATCTAAACTCAGACATCATGTTGTATATTTCAACGGCTCTTTCTTCTTTATTTTCTTCATTCAAACAAAGACCCATTGCGACCCGCATATAGAACGCTTGTGGAGTTTCCATACGACGACCTTCTTTGTGTATGAAGTATCTATCGTAAAGAGTTTGTATTCCTAAATACTTGAAATTTTTATCTCTATCTATAGACAGGTTTTCGCTTAGAAACTCCAAGTCGTAACTTAGCATAGATTCGCTAAGCCGATCTTCTTTAACAAGAGCTTTTATGTGTTTTATAAAACAGCTTTTGTATTCTTCTTGGAAATCACCATTTACACTCTTACCAAAAACTTCTTTATACAAGCTAGAGAGCAATAAGTTCGTGGCCACATAATTATAGTTTGGTTCTTGCTCTATTTTAGAACGAGCCGACATTATAAGAGCGGTGTCTATTTCAGATGTCGTAATTTTGTTGTATAGCTGTAGACTTGCATCTAATACAACTTCGCTAACCGATACGTCAGTAAGGCCGTCACAGGCTCTCTCTACGCATTTGTTAATCTTATCTAGGTTTATCTGTTCTAATCGTCCGTTGCGCTTCTTAACCTTAATATCTGATGTCATAATCTATCCGCTATACGCCTCTTACAAAAAATAGAGCGACACTTGTGAACCAAGCAATTTGTTAGAGGAAACTTACTAAAAAAATTTTTATTAAACTACTCACTTGGTGCGACAAGGGCTTGTTGAGTTGGTGTCGCTCTAGCTCTCCGTCTGTAGGAAGCTCTTTATAACCCAACAAGGTATTATACACGATTTCAACCAAGCCGGTTTTCAATTTCCCAAAGAGGCTGTAAGTTTGTTCAAGTAAGACCTACTTGGGCTGAACCAGATTTAGCCCTTAGATGACTTCTTTTTCTTCTCTTGAAGAGCGTATTCTGGATGCACCCAAATAGGGGTTTTTCCCCTATAGTAAGCCACCATTTTATAGAAGCCGTTTTGCTTCGGCAATACCCAAGCGTGAGTATTTTTTGAAATTTGCATCTTTTTCGCTAGGTTTTTTTCTGCGATCTTCTCATCTAACTTCATTGAATAATCTCCAAGCCGTGTATGGCGTGCCTCATATCTTTCTCTAACTTTATTTCTTTTTCAAAAGTCCTTGTTGGAATATCAAAAACCAATATCCTAGCTGGTGTTGATCCAATAATTATTTTGTCTCCGTACCTGACAAGCCCGCGATTCCAGTTATTAGCTGCGATTGAATCAATATGGTATATGGCTCTTTTGGCTGCTGGAACTTTATGAATTTCAAAATCTTCGCCGTCCTTTGATATACCAATGGCGCTAAAACTAGTCAGGTTAGCAATGAAACAGTCATCGTATTTGTAGAAGTTGTGAACAAAGCTGTAAACCGAAGGAAAGCCATGAGCGTTCATTGAAGGACTACCACAAACAGAATCCATTGTCTCAAAGTCATAAAGAGGAGTGAGTAAACCAGAGACAAAAACCTTCCCATCATTAATACAAACAGAATTGATGTGGTAGTTGTCGTCTTCTTGTTTTTCTTCCTGTCTTATTTGCTTCTTTCCTGTTAATAGTTTTGAATTTTCTAAGCTCTTCCCTTGAAAATCCCAGAAATCAACAACATTAAAATCTAAATCGACTTTTGCTAACGCATCATAAGCAGTAGAAGTGACCCACAAGTGATCGTCGTGAAAAGCAATTTCGTGAATACTTTTAAAGTAGTCTTTATTCTGATGCGTTCTTTTTATCTCGTAAGTGTTTTTATCTAATTCGATAAAGCCAGCAGAATCAGAAACGATAATGCGGTCAGGAAGAACACAAATGCCACGAAGACCTCTTTCTCCTCCACGCTCATTATCGTTGACAAAATCCATTTCATAAGGGGCATGGTGTACAACCTCTTCCGAGTCTATGTCTATGACATACAATCCTCCATGTATGTCTCCTTGTTTAGCAGCCCTAATGACTGTAGTACAAATGATTTTCACGTTTAAATCTCGTTATAAATTCTTGGTATGGCTTAGAAATATGCGCAAAATTAAAAAAGTCATAATCAATTATGAAGCCATTTACGTATCTATCGTTGAGTCCAAAATCAGTCGTTCCAAAATCGGAACTTATTTTGTCAGATACTTTCTTCGCTGAGTTATTAATGCAGATACTGTATTCTGGACAAGCCATTGTTGGAGGTATCAATCCGCCAAAGGCTCCCATATACAAGTTGTCTTGAAGATTTTTTTCAAAGTCGTCTAGTTCTTTTATGACTGTTTGACCAACTATGTATTTTAGTAGTTTTGTGGTGTATATATGTCCATTGTGCGAGAATGGCATCGCAAAATTAGTATACGGTTTTATTTTTGTGGCATCCCATAACAGGAATCTATCTAGAACAAACTCCCCTTCTTCCGGTTTATTAATGAAGAAGTTATTTGCACTATATGGGTTTTGCACCACCGTGTTGTTTCCCAACCTTAGAGACAAGGCGGTGACTTGATTTGTTCTAAACAGCTTTATGACTTTCTTATAGGAAGCCAATCTGTCGAAGACTATGTTTTCATCATTGAATACACAAGATAAATCTCTAGAGTCTGGAGTGTGATTAAGAATGTCTGTGCTAAGGTTTTCGGATTCTCTTTCAAACCACTTGATTGGGAAGTTTAACCCAAACCTGTCTTTTGCGGCATAAAAGGTTTTTAACTTCTCGTAGCCCTGTTCATAAACATTATTTGTTGTTTCGTATATAACCCTTATATCAAAGAGGTTTGGGTTATTTCTTTGAAGACTCTCTATTAGTAGATGAAGTTGTGGAGCCTTGTCTTTAGATAGTATGATTGCGTTGATCATTTTACTAGTAACGAATCTTTAGAAACAAAAGTAACTTTTAAGTTCTCTTTGTGCCACTTAATTGTTTCCTTTAGCCCTTCCTTCATACTTGTTTGTGGATGCCAACCGATTTCTTTTTTAATAAGAGATATATCTAGGAATGTTCTTTCCTTTATATCTAGCGCGGTTTCTTCCCAAAGTATTTCTTTTTTGTATTCGTAGAGTTCTGCCACTAGCTCGTGAAGTTCTTTGATGCTTATGTCGTCTCCTTGAGAGACATTAAATGTATTTGGCTCATGCGTGTATTCTATCGCATGATGGATTGCTCTTACAGCGTCGTCAACATATAAGAAGTCTCTTGTGCATTTACTTGAAGCTTGAACTGGAAGATCGTATTCGTGTTCTTTTGCTGATGCTATATTCGTTATTACGGATTCTATGACAGAGTTTCTATTGGGATTAAATCTACTATTTGGCCCATAGACTTCTGGGAATATAAGGTTAATACCAGTGAAGTCTTCGTACTGAGTGCTATAAGCCATGTTTAATTCCATAGCAGCTTTAGCCGCAGTACCATAATACCTTTGCGTCCAGAAAGGCGCACCTTCCCAAAGTTCAGACTCTTTGTGTGGCAGTATTTGATGCTCTGGATAACAGCAAGAATCCCAAACCATTATGAATTTCTTGCAGCCGTTCATTCTGGCTTCTTCCATGACTTTAGCAGTCACGAACATATTTTCAAACATCAACGATGCTGGATACTCTAAGCAGTTTTCCTTTGTAGGGAATCTAGTCGCTAAGTGAACAACTATTTCTGGATTGACATTAAAAGCCCAGCCTAGAGTTGAGTCTAGACCTAAATCAATTCCGCTTCTTGATCCAGCCAAAGAAAACACATTGTCAAAACCAGATTCAGCTAGGTAAGCTCCTAGCTTTTTACCTATCCACCCTTGACCGCCAGTCACTAGTATTTTAGATGATCTATCCATTAAACTCGTCTAAAAATTCAACTAAGTCGCTTGAGTTCATATTGTTCGCTCTTTTCTTGATATTGTGATCTTCGTCCATTATCACAACTGTTGGGTACTTCTCTATTTCAAATTCATCCACTAAATATCTGTTTTGTGGTCTACTACAAACAACAAATGCAGGTTTTCCCCCGTGAAATCTTTTAACTGACTTCATTACTGTATTATCCGTCCAGACATTGTCCTTCATTTGCTTACAGTGAGGACACCATTCTGCAATGAATACTACTACTTGATGGTTTGAGACGCTCATTTTTTAATTACCTAAGAAGTTAAGTGTTCCATTTACATCCATAGTGCTACCAGCTTTTATGGGTGTACCTTCTTCGTCAACTATATATATAGTTGGAACTGCCTGAACTCTGTAAGCGCGTGCTATACCATGAGAATTAGGGTCGTCTATATCTAGAAAATTTACAGAGTTGAATGATTTTAATTTCTTCTCAACACTTGGATCACTCCAAACATGAGCTTTCATCATTCTACAAGGACCACACCATTTTGCCGAGAATATTAAAAGATGTTTTTCTTTTGGTTCCATAATACTATCCAATAAAAAAGCAACAGCCCACCTACAAGGGTGCGAAAGGTGAGAATAATGGGAATAGGTGGACTATTGCTATTGTTTACTTATTATTCGCTTTCAGATGTGACTCTCAACGAATCTCCAAGAATCCATGCTACAGCAAGTGCAACAATTCTGTTGGTTGTTTCTGGATCTAATCCAAGTGTTTCCTGAGCGGCTACTACAACCACACCACCAATGGCAGTCCAAAAACGACGACTCTTGAATAAGGCTTTTACCTTTTCCATAGTTCTTTTCCTTAATAAAAAAATTAAAAGAAGCTTTTAATCTTCTCTAAAATGCCTGACCCGCCACCAAAGCTAAACCCGCCTTTGAAAATGACTAAGTAGGCTACTATCGCAGCTGCTATGATCAAAAACAGCCACTTCCTTTTGGCTGCAACAGCGTAGATTTTCTCTTTTACAGCATTGATTTTTTCAAGTCTGTAATCCCTTTTACTTTCTTTCTTTTCTACTTTGTCGTCTTTTTTTTCAGACTTAATCTGATGTCTTTGACGACGTTTCTCTAAGATAGATTGTAGTCTATTATTATTTGCCATTCTACCACATTTTACAAGACCAAT